TTGGTTTCAACGAGATAATCCGTGGTGGCCGTCAGTGTCGTTTCGGTGCCTTCGCTGTCCTTGTAGGATACGCTCGTCACGCTCTGGAGATTGCCGAACGGCAGGATAATATGATCGCCATCGGGCCACTCGGACAGGTAGGCATCCCATGTCTGTGTCAGGAGCGCCCTGCCGGTGATATCTTCGACATGCTCCCGGGCCGTGGTCAGGATGTCGCTCAGAAGGTCATCCTCGGCCAGCGTTGCTGATTCCGTCAAGATGTCCACCCCGAACTCACAGGCCGCAAGAAGCACCTGGCCGACTGCACGGATGTACTGCTTTGTCCCGGTATAGGCTTTCTCGTATGTGGCGTTATCGTTGGCTTCCGTGACCTGCGTGAACGCCCCGCCTGTCCAGTCGGTCCAGGTAGTACTATCGTCGGATTCCTGAATCTTGATATCCACTGTCCCATCTTCGCCGTTGGTCCCGGCCTTGAGCGTGACCACAGCCGACTTGCCGAGCACGTCCACAGCAGAGCCGAGGAGTGCATAGCCCTCGGTTATCGCGTGACTCCCGGGGGCTATGCTCTGGGTGCTGGTGATGCTGTCGGCAAAGGATCCGCTGTCGAGCCGCAGGTGCAGCTTGAGTTCACTGAGCGTGATCGGCTCGATAGTGGGGGCTGTGGTCTGGATGAGGTTCATTCTTACCTCGAAATCACCACTGCAACATGGACTCTCGGGGAACCGCCCGAGCCGCCGCCAGCCACTGTTAACTTGATCGCCTGCCCTGCCGTCACGACATTTGCCGCCGAGGGGGTTGCAACATCGACGTCGCCCGCAGCGGAATCAGCCGATGCTATCGTGACAACACCACCCGTGACAGGAGTAGCGCCGATGCTGGCCGTGATGGTGATGTCCGCTGTTCCAACTGGCCCGTCAATGACGGAATAGATTTTCGAGATCGCGCCCGCGTGAGGACTGACGATGTAGTAATCAGCATCAGCGGAACCGTCCGCTATGTCGAGATTGAGAATTGTTTCGTCGAGCTCTGCGGCTGATGCGGATACTTCCACACCGCCCCTGTATAACTTGGCGATATCAAGAGCTTTCGCACTCTCATCAAAACGGACGATCTCCGTGCCTGTCGCATCATAGAAAACGAGGTCTCCGGATTCCCATTTGCTGCTTATCTTCGCTACCGGCATTTCCTTTCTCCTATCCGTGCCATCTGGCTAAAGGAGCGGTTCCCCTATATTACGGAGCGGGCCGAAGCCCGCCCCTGGCTGTCGTTAATCGTAAATCGCGGTTTCGGGTATCTCGGCCATGTAGCGGGGCTCGCTGAGAATCACGAATGCCGCCAGTTCGGTGGTGTCGAGGTCTGCGATGTTCAACTCCACACAGTCATACCCATCGCCAAGGTCTTCTGCGGAAATGGGGATGTGGTAGCACTTGTTGCCCACGGCAGCGATGTTGAAGGTGTTGCTCGTTGCCGTGAGGGGAACCATGATGTCCTCGTTCTTCTGGATGCCGTTGGCTGTGGCGGTCTTGCCACCAGAGAAGGTAAGGGTTTCGTTATCGACGAAGGTCCTACCATTGTGGGCGTAGCAGATCAGCCGCCCGCCGAGATCCTTATAGACGTAGCCGATACCGCCACCACCACCTGTCACCGTCTCGCCTGCCGCCGCCGGAGTGTCCACGGAGGGAGCATCATAATCCAGGATGAACCCAGTGCTCTTGTAGCGTGAGAAGGCACATGCGGTAGCCGCACTATTGACTGCGGTTCCTTTCTGGAGCGTGACCGCCCCTGCCTTCCCTACGACTGCGCCGACCATGATGTAGATATCAGCCTGCCGGTAATTCTTCAGGCTGATGATGTCGGATACCAGCGCCCCGTCCTGGCTGTCAGGCCACAGAAGGGGGACCATTACGTGTTTATTGTTGTTCTGTTCCATTGCTTTTTCCTCCTTTGGTCTCGTTGCCTTACGACCTGGTAGCCAGAACGATGAACGGACTCACAGTATTCGATCCCTTGTAAGGGGTGATTGCCGAAGACCACCGGGGCTGTCCATCGAAGTAGTAGATGAACCGGTAAGTATCCTGGTCGTAAATGAAATTTACATGGATAGACATGGCCTCATTGATGTCGCCCTGATCTGCGCTCACATACTGGCTCCAATCTGCGAGAATGATGTCTCCTGCCGTGCCGAGGGTTTCACACTGCTCGATCACAACCACGGGAGCGCCCTTGATCCGGAGAATTCCGTTTGCGTCATAGGTAACGAATCTGGGCTCCAAGGCTGCGGTCCCGGACGGAATAGAAAGCTCATCCAGTGCAGGGTTCACGTCCTGGTTGATGAACCAGACGGGATTTTTGCCCCTGAAACGAGCCCACATATTCGAGAGGTTCTTGGTAAGAACGGTCTTTGCGCCCTGGCCGGTCTCCTTGGGCACCGTTACGAGGCAGCCGGAATTGAGAATGCCGAGGGCTTCGCCAGCACCGGAACCCCTGATGACAAGATCCTGGCACTTGAAGGCAAATTCCTCACCGAACAGACCCTTGACCTCCTGGCCGAGAAATGTGACGTTCCGCATCCACTCGCCGGAAGCATGGAAAAGGCCGGTGAGCTTCTTGGGCTCCACGCGAATCATGCTGAACTGAGATTTGGAGGCTGTGAATTCCCCCAGCTCTTTGTTCGTATAAACGCGGATACCGCCGCCACGCGATCCGGTCTTGCGGCTCTTCTCGTCGATGCCGAAGATTTCCACAAACTGAGTTGCAGTCAGGGTTCTCTTCGCGGTCCTGGGGAGAATTTCGGAGTTGTTGAACCCATTGGTCATGAGGTCAACAACAGTCTCGCCCTGAAGGAAAATCCCGCCATCGGTCGGAACGCCCACAGTGAAGCCGCCCGTTGCTGCGACACGGCCCTCTTTCTCTGCCAGAGCAGACATCTTCTCCATGTACCGCTTCTGCGAACGCTCAACACGGCTCTGTGCGGTCCTTACCTCGTTGTCGGCAAACTTCGCCGGTGCCGCGATAGTGCGAATATCAAGAAGCTGCTGACCGAGCGCCGTGGCTGCAGAACCCCGATAGATCGGCTGATCCGGGATGCTTACGCTTCCTGCGGGAAGGGGATCATCAAGGGTCCGCCCCTCGCTGCCACCACCGAACAAGCTCTTCCGAAGCTCTTCTTCTGCCGCGAAGTCATCCATTTCCCGCTTCGCCTGCTCGATCTCGGCCTTGAGGCTTGCCCTCTCCTGGAGCTCGTCATCGGTCAGGCTGCGCTTCTCGGCCTCGGCCTTCTTCCTGATAGCCTCCAGCTTGTCGAAGGCTTCCTTCATGCGTTTCTGAAACTTATTCATGTTCTTCCTCCTGTAGTCCTGTGATTTGTTTGAGTAGCTGATCCTCTTCTTGCAGGAGGCCCAGAGTGATCGAGGGATCTTCTGTCCGTCCTTCGTCGGTCGAGGGACCGGCGGCTTTCTTATGTTCCTCAAGAGATCTCAGTCCCACTTCTGTATCGGGGTATGCTGGGAATGTTACCGGAGAGACATCGAATAGCTTGACTTCGATGAGCGTCCGGATATCCTCGCCATCAACAAGCTGCCAACTGTCCGTGATGGTGCGGAACCCGAAAGACATTTGATCTACATCTCCGCGCTCAATGGATGTCATGAGGTCTCGCGCCCACTGAGCGTCAGGGGGGTCGATCTCGATCTTCAGGCCGTGGTCATCTTCCGACAATGAGAGCGTCCCGCTCCTATTGCGCCCAAGGATGTAATTTGAGTCATGATTCCAGAGTGCACGGATATCATCCGCCTTGATGGTGTTCTTGAATGCTCCAGGCTGAATCTTCTCCCTGAAATACCCGAGGTCATCGGAGAGCTTATTGAACACGGCCGCATATCCAGTGATTTTTCGGAGCCCGTTTTCGCCTTCTATGGCGCGAAGCTCCGTGACCGGCATGTATCTTCGCTCGATATTCTTCTCTTTCATGGCTTATCCTCTCCCTGTAAGCGTTTCCAGGTGCTCAATATATGCGGATTCAAGGTCTTTTATTGCCGATACAGCTATTGACGCGGCATCCCTTTCTGTCCATTCCGTGTCAGGTTGGAGCAATTCCGTGGATGTTTTGATGTAATTACCCGCAAATGACCTTGAAAAAACCTCGGCAAAACGGTCTATTTCCGCCTTGAATTCGTCATATTCCGACCCATTTAACTCTGATTCCATGCCGGTTATGGCCTCAATGTAACTGGAAAATGCTGAAATTGTCTGTTTTCTGATGTATTCCGGCAATTCACGGTAGAATTCATCAACATTTCCGTTGTTCTTGAGTAGGTAATTGACCCGCTGCGCCTCTTTGCGGGTGACACGCCCTACTGCCTCGGTAACAACTCGGAGATAGGCGGATTGAAGCCGGGAGCGATACAAGGAGCGATTTTTATTATCCTTTGGGGTGGTCTCCTGCGGCCTCCCGGCTTCCTCCAGTGGAATCATATTCAGGGGAACAAATCTCTTGTCGCCCTCTGGCCCTATCGGGTTCCAGTTTTCAAGCTCTGCTATGATGTTCGGGGTAATGCCGCCGATTCCGAACAGTTTTTGATAGAAATCTGCCCGGGCTGCGGAATCGCCTCTGAGAAGACCTTCAAGGTTGTGCTCGAAATAGTATTCCTTGCGCTCATCCTCGGTGAGTAGGGCCATGTTATAAGCCTGCTCCAGCCTCACCAGCCAGGAGCGGAGCGTCCGCGTCATATAGTCTATGGAAAACTGTTCCGCGCTGGCATAGGTTGATGCCTTGTCATATTCTCCGTACATCTGGGGAGGAAGGCGGTAGATTCTGGAGCCTATATCCACGTTCTGAAACTTGCGGCTTTCGAGGAACTGGGCTTCATCGTTTGGAATGCCGATCTTCTGGAACTTCATGCCGTCTTCCAAGAGCATCAGGCGGTGAGCTTTCCCAAGCCCGCTGTATGTCTCGGCAAGGCTCTCTCTGAGGTTCTTGTGACCATCAGGCCCAAGCTTATTGGGGTGCTCCACGATGCCGCCCGGATGTGTGCCGTTGCCGAAATAGAGTTCTCCGTATTCTTCAAGGGACATTCCGAGCCCGATTGATTCACGGGCTGCGGCTATCGGTGAATAGCCGATTATGCCGTCATAACTGAGCCCGGGAGCGTGAAGGATCTGCCGCCTGGGAAGGATCACGTTTTGACGACCTGCGGGCATAGTGATTCGATAAAAAAGCTGCCTTCTCTCGTCCCGAAACGGTGTGACCCTGTGGGGGCCGATAGGCCATAGTGCTATAACTTGGGTTCTTCCTATCCATCCTTTTCCGTACTCCTTTTCCGCATACCCGTTGCCCCAGGATAGGAGATGCGCCGCGAAGGTCTCCCGAAACTGCATGGATGTCATTTCAGGGTTCGGCTGGTCGTGCATGAGCATGTAAAGCGGGTGATCTGTAGCTTTCTCCTTGCCCCCATTCGGCAAACGCCGATAGAGGTGAAGCGGGAGGGATGCGCTGTCTTCGGCCAAGGTCTTAATGCAACACCAGACAACAGAAAGCTGCATTGCGTTCAACTCGGAAACATGGGAGCCGGATTTCGTCTTCACGCCCCCACCGCCGCCATAAAAGAAGCCGCCCGGGTGATACCACTTATCATCCGTGGCCCCAGTTGAACCGAAGGCAAAGCGCCTTTCAATTCTGCTTACTATGCCCATCTTTCGCTCTCATCAGGAGACTGAGTACCACCAGCAGTGCACCGCAGACGGTAAACGCTATCCAAGGCTCCAGGAGATACAGCCCATATCCGAGCATTCCGAGGCCGCCGAGCAGGATGAAATCCCTGATATCAAAGGCGTTTACAAGGATCTTGAGGAGGGAAAGGAGGAAAGGCGCAAGTCTCTCGGTGATCTTGAGGTAAAACGACAGCTTTGCGGTGGAAGTGCTCGCCATTTGGTATTATGAGACACGATTTTCCCAAATGGTGCTACGGACAAAGACGGACAAAATAGGACAATTGCGGACAGCTTATAAAGTTGCCTCCCGCATCCTCCAATTATTAGCGGTTTCTTTCTTGATGACGGGATGGCCGGCGGGGTCTTTCGTTACCGGCAGGCCCCTCTCTTTGCTGTATCGCATGGCTGTTTTTTCGCTCACCCGAAGGTGCTGCGCTATCTCTTTCCATCCGGTAAGTAAATCGGTCATAGTGCCATCCTCGCTTTGATTTGGTCAGGGGTTAGATTTTCGTAGGCGGACTTCTTCAGCCTCGCCTCTGGGTTCATCGCCATCAACGCCACAGCGTTGAATGCCGCCATGAGCGGGTCAATCTTCCCTGTGCCGCTTGCCTGCTTGGTTATCAGTATCGCGTTGCCCCTCGGTTCTACCCTGGCATTGCCGACGCACCAGGTCATGAGGGGTTGCCCGCCGTGGATGATGGACTTCTCCGCGACCCTGCGCTCCATCGTCTTGATCGCACCGGACAGCCGCCAACCCTGCGGGATGCCGACAATCCTGTCATGCTCTATGGCGAAACCACCATTCTCGTCGCCGTGCTCAATGTCATCGATGATCGCGCCTATTCCAACAGGGTCCACTCCGATTCGGTCAAGCAGGCCGGATGCCTCGCACCGCCTCACGATGTCTCCGAACTGCTTAACGTCCTGGCCGATCTCTTCAACGATGGTGAGATCCCCGTCCTTCTCGAAATCGCGGTACTTGGGAGCCTCGGACTTCCTGCGCTCAAGGGCTATCTTGTGAACCCATGCGTGGGTCCAGAGAAGCCATGCTCCGGTTTTAGAATCCCTTCCGATGATCGCCAGCCCGAGAAGGTCATCAAGCCCGCCGCCGTCGCCGCCGACTACAATCACTTCGGAGCGTTCAAATATTACATCCAGCGACAGCGGATCATAGTCTATTATTACAGGGCAATCCGTTGCATAAACCGGAACCCCCCTTGCCGCATCCTCCCAGAAGTCGGCTCCGGCCCATCGCTGAGACTTGAGGGAAAGCCCCATCTCCACGTTGAGATGCTTCGCAAGGAAGCCCTGCATGGATTCCTGCCCCGCCTCTTCCGCCTTCTTGAACTCGCGCACAATGAACTCTTCATCGACGGATGCTCCGAGGTTCGGGTTTGTCACATAGAAATACTTCGGGTTCAGGTGCTTTTTCTTATCGAGAATCGCCTTGGGGAACTCGTAGATCACCGGCAGGAACTTCGGATCATCTATCCTGCCATCACGGACGCCTCGGGCATAGTCGAGTTTCTGCTTGAATACGCCGGCTGGAGCCTCGTCGCTCTGCGTTGACAGGTAAATCACGAACCCTTCCGGCCTGGATGCCAGCCCGCCGCATGCCTCGCGGAGCATGTTTTCCGCGTTCGGGCGCTTACCGAACAACCAAAGTTCATCCACCAGGATACCGGTTGCCTTCTTGCCGCCCACGGTCTCACTGTCTGCCGCCACTACCTTGAGGGTCGCGCCGGTTCCCCTGTGCGTGATCTGCCGGTAATGCTCCTGAATATGCATCAAGTCGGACAGTTCATCATCAGCCTTGATCATGTCCCTGGCGGGATAGAATGAGTTATTGGCGATCTCCACGGTAGGCGCAAGGATGGTGAACTCTGCCGATTCCCTCCAGTTGCGTATCAGGGCGGTCATCATGATACCCGCCGCGCCGGTTGACTTGCTGTTTTTCTTGCTGATCAGGAGGAAATACTCGGTGATGAGCCTACGCCCCGCATCTGAATCGTATGAGCCGAAGATAGAGCCCACGAAGTCGAACAGCCATGGACGGCCAGCCTCGCCTAGAGTCGGACGGCCCAGAACATCGACAAGGCGAAGCTCCTTGAACACGGAAAGGGCGCTGTCTGCCTCTTCGGGAAACAGCGGCGGGAGAACGATCAGGGATTCGCCATTGAGGATTCGCTTCTCCCAGTCGGGACATGCGGTGGTCCAGTTCTTCTCTGTTTTACTCAACACAAAAGCCTCCGCTGGTTTCCCAGGGAGGCTTCGCGTTCCTGGCCGTTTATCCGCGCTTCACATAGAGAGGCGGATAATGGGTTGGTTATGGGTTATATCGGTTCGCCCTTGAGCACTTTTTCCAGTAGCGAGATGGTGAACCGAAGGCCCCTGATAATGGCCCTGATCATGCTTGTCGTTCTGTCATCGGGCATATTATTCTATATCCCATGCTTTTTTAAGAGAATCTATTGACTCCTCCATTCCTCCAATCTTCCAAATTATCAGATTTAATTTTTCCATAAGAGCATCCTGTTTATTTACATCAAAAGAAGGGTCGGAGGTTGGTACTCTATCCCCAATAGGTGTATTCTTTTTACTGATATCTTGTTTGTATTTCTCGTAATCTTCGGTATTTATGAACACGGGTCCGTTTTGTATATCATTTGCATTTCTAACTATTTTACAACTTCTGACATATCCCCTCGCGGCCATTGTAGCCAAATTACTCCAATAATTAAAGTTGTGTTCATTCCTGATGGTCGCCAATGGGGTATATCCCGATGGAACATCCTCAATATTATGAATATATTCTTGAACATATTTTACATTATGTGTCGACCTTGGGCCTCTGATATGGCTATTCGGCCTTCTACATTCAATGCAAGTGTTGTCTTTGCCGTCACTCAAGCTCTTATTATTCCAAAACTTATCAAGGGATAGCTCTCTTTTACACTTACGGCATATTTTTGTCATTGTCTCTCCTTTCGGTTTATTCATTTCACCCTCGTCAGCGGCGGCTGTCCAGTCGAGAACTTGCCGGAACTCGCGGCCTTGGCCCTTTCTTCCCGCTCGCCCTTCTTACCTTTGCCCTCGCCCTTGCGGGGATGAACGAATGGAGCCGCCGCTATCGCCATGCGGTCCCTGCGCTCTGGCTCCGCGTCCTCATCATTCATGACCTTGAGCATGTAATCCAGTGGGTCCATGTTCGCAGCCTTGGCTTCCTTCTTGATGTCTTCGGGAACATCTCTCTTCTTAGGGGTCTTGGCTCCGCCCTTATTGTACTTTGTTCCCTTTTGAGGTCCTGATCCTGGTCTATATCCGCCTCTTGCCATGTTTCTCGCTCCTTTTACTCTTTGAACTTTTTGAATCCCTTTTGAACAAATGTTCAAACAAGAGGATTAATTCTGCGCGTGGGGACCAGCGCGGTTTCGGCAGCGCCAGGGTTGGGAAGATTTGACCCACCCCCTCTCTCCCTCTCCTCCTGCTCCGTCTTCTTCCTGTGGCAGTCCTTGCACAACCATTGTCTATTCTGTTGGCTTTCTGCTCCGCCTAGATGCAGAGGTATCTTGTGATCCACCTCGCCATGCCTCAGGTCTGTTACCCTTCCACACGCTTGGCATATGTATTCAGCATCCAGGGCGGTCTCTTCCCTGATCTTTTGCAGTTCTTCTCCCGTGATGCGCTTTGTGGCGATAGGTGTTGAGCATGTCCGCATATCCACCGTTGATACCTTTGGCTTGAGTGATGACAACTTGCTCATGCCTTCGCCCCCTCTTTTCCAAACCTAACTATTTTTTGCACACTAACATCCGATATGTTACCGTGCAGAAAGTGCGTTACACATACGCCGTGAATATCCCGTTCTCATCCGCTTCCATCTTCACCGGCTCGGCCAGATACAGATTGCTTTCCCGGTTTATCCCATGGTCCGGGTGGAAATAGAATATTTTCTGGCTCGGCCTTGTCGCCACGGTCAGTCGGTTCACGGAAAAATCAGACCCACCAGGCAGGCACCCGTTCATAATGACCCTATCCGCGAGATTGCAGGGCGTGTGGTGGTGACCGCAGAAATTGTAATTGATAACCATGCCGTAAAGCTCATGCACCCGCTTTGCCACACGATCAAGGCCGTAGTAGGGTATTCCGTTCCATGAGGTAGCATTATCACCGTGATTGAGCAGGCAGTTAAATTCTCCCTGCCTCACGAGCATGGAGGGTGATTCGGAAACGTAAACTTTGACATTCTCCTGCCGCTCTAGGGTCATTTGCAGGAGGCGATAGAACACATAGTCGAAATTGGTCTTCGGGTGGTTGTCGCCCTTGCGTCCGGGTCTGCCGTGGTTGCCGGGAACACAGAATATCTCCACTTCGGGGAATATCGAGGCCAGAAACAGGATGAATCCGGCCTCTACCCTGAGAGAATGGAACAGCTGCTCGACTCCCGGCAGGTCGATTGCAAACGGCTGGCCCTTGAATATCCCCTCGCCTTCCACCTGATCACCCAAATGATAGACTACCAGCTTGTTGAGCCCGAGGCTCCGGTGATCCTGCTCCCGAAACAGGGAGACTTTCTCGGCCAGCTTGTTTACCCGGCACTCGTATATCTGCGAATCATACCGGGAAACGCCCTGCACCCATCGTGCATCGGTGTACTGACCCACTTGGGCATCGGAGCGCATGAGATGAAATTCCAGGTTTTCGGTTGCCGTCTCCCGCCTTGGTATCTGGACAGGAGCAATCTTGAGCTTGGCTATCTCGGTCAGGCAACAGTCTATTATGACTTGGGATATGTCCCGCGCTTTGGATAGGCTCTTGCCCAACCGCTGGTTTTCGGATAGTATGGCCGCGAACCTATCGGTAGTATCGGGTTCACCCGGAGTGGGCAGGTTGCCAGTAGCCGCCCACTCCTTTGCCTCGGCCCACCTCAGCCCTGTTTTTCTGTAAAGCGTCCTTCTTGGCGGTTCTTGACCTTCCCTTGCCTGCTCGTAGGCTTCTGCCGATATTTCCCATCCGAGCCGATCAAGAGCGCTGCGAAATTTCAATCGGAGGTCTTCCATTAGTCTTTTCCATCGCCCATCTGATACATGACCGTGAGCCCTAATTTCTGCGCCAGCCTGTGTTCCTCCCTCGCACCCTGTGAGTTCTCCCACCCCTTGACCATGTAGATCGCATCACACCGCGAAAGTATTTCCAGATCGCCACGGAGCCAAACATCATCGGCGCAATGGCCGTCGAATAGTTCCGTATTCTTGTGCGGACAGATCACAGCCCATCCCGATTTCCACAGGTGAAGTGCTGCGGCCTCAGCTCTCCTGATATTCTCCACCATGCCCCGAATCGTATCAGCCCTGTAGGGTCCCGCAACGTAGATGATCTTCATGATTTCACCGGCCTATCATCCATCTCTGGCCGATTTATCTTCATCCAGAGCATACCAATACAGTTCCAAGCCGCATGCGCTAAATGAGAGAACCCTGATTCCGGGTCTACCTCTTCACCCTCCCACCATGCCGTCAGGTGCCTCATGGCCGCATCAAACAGCCGGGATATTTCAATGCCCTGCTCCCAATTCCGGGCCGCGTACTTTGTCGCACCGAATGTGTAGACATCTGCAATCACGCGGATAATGGCCCACGGCATAAGGCTGAATCGCGTTTTCCCTTGGTCCTTCTTTTCGCCAGCCATTCCTCATCCCCCTTTGGTTATCTCATCAAACCGGCAAACCGACCGCCACGGATCGCGTTCAGTCTTGCCGTTGACCGTGATTGCCCCTTGTATGCATAACCGTTTGGCCTGCCCCCTTGACTGCGCGAGTCCCATTTCCCAGACCGCGTCACAGAGGGCGTAGTAAGTTTCTTGCCGCTCGTATCCAAAAATCCCCATGAGTGCGTCTGCTGCTGCTATGTTTGCCCCCTCTTCCGGTGCCACTTCCGGGGTATCCTTGCGCTTTGTCATATCCGCGTCCATTTCATTCTCCCTTCGCTTCACTTCCCGACACGATTACATCCCCTAATCGCGTCAAGCCCTGCCTGTACAATCTCCTGTACTGACGCATACACACCGAGATATCTGGGGATGTCGTCGCCCATGATTTCCTTGTACGCCGCCCATGCGCGCCGTTCTTTGTCGCTCATCTTCTGCTTCATCGGCCTGAGTTTTGACGCTTCCAACATCGCCGTGCACATCGCGTCCTCAGCGGTTCTCATCGCCGCTTCCAACTCGGCATACGCGGGATTAAGCGCCCGCCTGATCGCCGTGTTGCCAGGGCCTACGATCACGAGCCATGCGCCTTCCGGCAGCGCGTCGAAAAACCGGCACTCATGGACCGGG